TATGCAGAACATGATTAAGACTGGTCACTGGTACGGTGACGAGCATCATTGCGAGGCTAAGTATCCATGCCCGTATATACCAATATGCTATAACAGAATAGAGCTTGGTGAGGCGTCACCCCCGGAAGGATTTAGGTGTATATTCGATGAAAGTAATTGATTTAAAAGGACAGCGGTTCGGCAGATTAACGGTCATGTCGCTATGGCCCGTGAGGGATAAGAATAGACACGCTCTCTGGGGGTGCAAATGCGATTGCGGTACAATTATAGTTAGATCGAGCAATCAGCTAAGGACAGGAAAAACTCAAAGTTGTGGTTGTCTCCAGAAAAGCAGAACTAGCATGGCTAATACCAAGCATGGTATGTGTGGTACTCCTGAATACAGATCTTGGAGAGCTATGCTGACTCGGTGCTATAATCCTAATAGGGGGGATTTCAAACATTATGGAGGTCGTGGCATCAAAGTGTGTAAACGCTGGATGGAGTTCAAGAACTTCCTTGCTGATATGGGGACCAGACCGGGAGGGACTACTCTCGACCGGATAGACAATAACCGTAGCTATAAACCAAGTAATTGTAGGTGGACGACATGGGATAAACAGGCTAACAATAGAAGAAAGCGTACCAGAAGGGTTTAAGTGTATCTTTAATGAAAGGGAAACCAAATGTTAAGCGTAGGTGATAGAGTAGTTGTTGCAGACGGGAGTTATGCGAAAAGCGTCATAGGAGGAAAACTAATACACGAATTTCTTAGTTTCGGTGACGCCAAGGGGAGACCGTATACAGTTATTGCTAAAGGATGTACGTCTCTTTCTGAATTAGAATCTCATCAACCAGACGAATACTTCAATGATACGATAATCCAGGATGACAATGGCAAGGTTGTATTTATTCACCATCGATTTCTGGCTCCTGCCAAACACAAGATCGTCATATACGGTAAGACTATCGAGATCTCTCATGAGTCGTATGTGGAACTGAAACGAACGCTGTGCTAAATGAAAGGGAAAATAATGGCAGTAGCACCACCTCCAGCAAGAAACAAGAAAAGTAATAAATCAAAAGTAGTTACTAGGGATATCGAACCGAAGGTGAACAAAACGTTTCAAGTAGCAACCTGGGACACGGCCAAAGAAGGTCAGCGAATAATAGTATACGGTGATTCTGGTATGGGTAAAACCACGCTATGTTCGATGCTATCCAATCCCAAGTTCGCTGATTTCAAAGGCGGTAGTGATAAAATCAGGCACCCCGTTACCGGCGACAGACTGCAACACATACCAGAAATAGAGACATTCGATGATCTACGGTCAGTATGTAGACAAGCAGATCTCTTTGATTCTGGTGATAGTCTGGTAGTTGATACCGGTACTGACTTTGAAGATCGTGCACTCGATTGGGTGATCGCCAACGTGCCACATGAGAAAGGTGTGAGCTATAAGAAGATCGAGCGGATCGAAGACTATGGTTGGGGCAAGGGTTATCGCCACCTCTATGATACCATGAAGTTACCACTTGCCGACTTCGACGTTCTGATCCGCAAAGGTGTGAACGTGGTTGTTACTTGTCAGATGCAACAGGTGGAGATCGCTAACGCTTCCGGTGAGGACTTCCTCTGTGATGTACCCAAGCTCCAAAAGGCACATGGTAAGACCACACCTCCGGTATGGAGTATGTGGAACGAGTGGGCCGATCATGTCCTGAAGATCGGATTCCATGACGTTCAGACCAAAGATGGAAAAGCTGCAAGTTCAGGTGATAGAGTAGTTTACGTTCATGGCCAGGTTCACTTCAAGGCCAAGAGTAGGACTATACCTAGCACGTTTCCAGTAGTGACGTTTGACGGGCCGGAGGATAATGCTATCTGGCAGTTCTTGTTTGATGAATGCTGGAGGGAAATGGAGGAAGAATGAAAGAATTGATCGACCAGTTGATAGAGATAAAACATAAGGCCGATGGAAAAATTGAAACACTAGCTAATCAAGGTCAGGCTATGGATGGTTACAGTGAACTAGCCAATTATAGAAACATAATAGATAAATTAGAAAGGCACTATTATGGCAAGTAGAGTAGATCGCACAGGTACATATCGTTTTGACAAAGTTCTTGAGTGGGGTGTCGGCTTAACAAAGAAAAGTGAGATGCCGAGTTTCAACGTTCGTCTTCGTCTGTCCGAGTATTATGACGAGGAAGAGAACGTGTGGGTAGACTGGTCCTCTGCTGAGGTTGAACAAGTCTGCTACTTCACACTGTTCGGTAAGAATAGTAAGACCGGCGAGATTGGCCCAATCTTAAACCATGAACAAATCATGAAGGTCTTTAATTGGGACGGTAAGTCTTTCCAGGCACTAGCTAATGGAGACTATAGCAGTATCAAGGGCCAGATTAGAATAGGTGACAATGATCCTGAGTATGCTGACAAGAATCCATTTACAGTTGAGTGGATCGACGCGTTCGACGCTGATCCGGCACGTCATCTCAAATCGCTTGATCCCAAGGAACTTAAAGATCTCGATGCAAAGTTTGCTATGGCCCTTCAGACTTCGGGTAAGAAGGCTGCTCCTGCAACCGCTCCTGGTAAGACTAAAAAGACTGGTCCTACGCCCCCGGCTACGAAGAAAAAAGAGGAAGAGTCAGAGATGACTGAAGAGGATAAGAAGGCAGTGTTAAAGGCCAAGTCGGATAAGATCAAGAATGCCAAGAAGCCTGGACCTCCTGTCCCTCCACCACCGGTCAAAGAAGAGGAACCAGTAGAGGAGTCAGGCGGTAAACAGTACACCAAGCAGCAAGCCTGGGAAGTTGTAGTCGAGATGAAAAATGAAGAAGTGACCGACAAACAACTTAATAAGGCGTGGCTCGATGCCATCGAACAGGTAGCTGGTGATGCGGATGACAAACAGATCGCCAAGAAACAGTGGGGTGAGATCGTTGACGTTGTTCTTGATACCGAGTATGTAGAAGGAAAGACAATCGGTTTATTCTAATCGGAGAATATGATGGGCTTCGCTGAAGACTTTGAAATATACAAACAAAATGTCACGCTTCCGATGCTCGAAGTCCTGGCCTCCGATCTGAACCGTAGTCTCAAGTCACTACAACTACTCGATGTTGGGTTCTACCCTGCCAAGCAGTCTTGGGTATTCGCAGAACGGGACCATGATGGCGACATCATCGGTCTCAGTCTGCGTACCCTGGACGGTAAGAAGTTCATGGTCGAAGGATCAAAGCGTGGGCTGATCTATCCATATAATCAAGGTCACCTTGAAGGGGATAAACAATATGAACCAGGAAGATGTCATTGGGTGCGAATCCAAGAAGCCGGTGTGGAATGTCCCATTTGTGGGAAACCGGACTGGTGCATGGTTAGCTCAGATAATCCAGCCGATCCTAACGCGGTTTTATGTAGTCGTATTATGGAAGGGTCCATACGGAATATCACCGACGCTGGTTTTCTCCATATTCGAGGAACGGTGCCGACCAAAAATTCTGGCAATAGGTCCGTGCTACCTGTTTCCGATCTGCCCATACTCATTGTTGAAGGGGCATCTGATGTACTCGCTGCCCTGGACATCGGCTTTACGGCTATTGGTAAGCCTTCTGCTAAAGGGGGCGTGGCTGAACTTAGGCAGATGCCTCTCGCGGGTAAGGAAGTCTGGGTCTTAGGTGAAAATGATGCTGGTGCCGGTAAAGACGGAATGGAGAAGACGTTTGTTAATCTCCAGAATATAACGGATAAGCTCTTATGTCTCATGCCACCTGAAGGCATTAAGGATCTCAGACAGTGGGTGGACAGCGGACTAACACAGGAGTCCCTGTTCACCTACATGGGCCAGCATGGGCATTCTAAAGAGGAAGATCCCAACATATTCCCCGATGATGTAGCCAGGACTATAGCTAAGCGATTTCTTGAACAGTATGAACACAACGGTATCAGGACACTAAGAAGGCAGCATGGTAAGTGGTTCGAGTGGGGCGACGGTAAATATGTTAGTCTAGAGGCTGACGATCTGCGTGGCAGACTTTACCGGTTCCTGGATGGTAAACAGTATATCCATGAAACTAAAGATGAGCTAAAGGTATCACCGTATAAACCTACCAAATCCAGGATTAGTGATATCATCGACGCTCTCAACGCTGAGTATCCGGTTATGGGTGAAGCCCCTATATGGATCGAACAAAGAGGCAGACCTGATACCAGGAGCCTAATAGCCTTCACTAACGGTATTCTGGATGTGGACCGATTCTGCCAGGGTGAGACCAGAGAGGATAAACTTCTGCTCGAACCAACACCGGAACTGTTTACTGTAGCTCGTTTGCCGTATGCGTATAGCACTAAGTCTTGGTCCGAATTGAACGATCATTACTGTGAGACTACGTTCGACGGTGATGCTGATTCTATCAGGTTGCTAGCTCAATGGCTGGGTTACAATGTCGTCTATGATACCAGCCATGAGAAATTTATGATCTTCATCGGACCAACCAGATCGGGTAAGAGCACGATACTGACCGCTATGAAAGCTATGATAGGCAAGGAGCAATGCGGCACTACGTCTATGTCGTTATTAGCTAATCAGTTCGGTTACTCCTCGCTGGAGGGTAAGTCCTCGATTATAGCCGGTGACGTTAAGGGCACGCTACGTAGATCGGAGATGGATGCCGCACTTGAGAAGATCCTCATGATAACAGGACGTGACTCAGTACCCATACGGCACCTGTATACACCTCAGTACGATGCCGAGCTTAACTGTAGATTCACAATGGCTATGAACGATCTACCGTTGTTTAGTGATAATTCCAAGGCCATCGTGACTAGAGCTTTGATCCTTTGCTTTCCCAATTCGTATGCGGGTAAGGAAGACTTCACGCTCAAAGATCGACTTAAAAAAGACGCGGCTTCAGGCAAGCTCATTAACTTCGCTTTGTGGGGCTTGAAAGATCTGAGGGAGTCGGGCAGGTTCGTAGAACCAGAAGCATCAGTTAGAGAGAAACGGCAATTGGTCTCGTTGACCTCACCAGTGACGGCGTTTATTGAAGAATCCTGTCTAATGAGCAGTAA